ATACCGCGCCAGCACGATCCTGGACATGCACAACACGGTTATCATCGTTCCTGTTTACGATGATCTGATGCGGACAGTCGGGTATTTCCCGGTGCTGCCGACAAGGTGCGAAGTCATTGACGTCGATGGTGAGCCATGGCTCCGGTATGAGTTCAAAAACAGGAAGAAAGCCGCCGAAAAACTTTCGCTTTGTGCTGTGATGACGAAATTCCAGTATTCCAGTGATTTCTTCGGAGATCCAAACAATGCACTGGATCAGACCATGGCACTGGTTCATCTCAGCAACGAGGCCATTAAGGAAGCTGTGAAGAATGGCGCTACATATCGATTCATGGCGCGCCTGAATAACTTCTCAAATACTGAGGATCTGAAGAAGGAGCGCAAACGTTTCACGGAGGCAAATCTCAAATCGGATGATGAGAACAACGGCATTCTGCTGTTTCCGAATGTGTACACAGACATAAAGCAGATTGAGCAGAAGGCTTTTACTGTTCCGAAAGACGAGCTGGAGGAGATCAGGACAAATGTTTACAACTATTTCAACGTTAATGAGGACGTTCTTCAGTCCAAGGCTTTTGGTGATAAATGGCAGGCTTTCTATGAGTCCGCAGTGGAGACATTCGCAATTCAGTTCTCTGAGACGATTACCTTCGCAGCTTTCACTGAGAATGAAATCCTCAGAGGCACGCAGATCATGGCGTCCGCGAATCGGCTTCAGTATTTATCGACATCGGAGAAACTGAATGTGTCCAGCCAGATGACGGATCGTGGAGTAATGAACCGTGATGAAGTCAGAGAAATATGGAACCTGCCTCCGCTGCCGGACGGCCAGGGACAGGCGTATATCATTCGCGGTGAATATTACATGATCGATGAGGACAACAACTTCACTCATGAAGGGGTAGATGGAGGAGAAGAAAACAATGCCTGATCTTGAAAAAATATTGAAGAAAATCGAATCCGGCAGACAGTTCCGCCGGAACGATCTGCATCCTGAATTCCGCGCATTGGACATGGCTGAGAATAACAACGAGATGATCGTCGAGGGCCATGCAACGACATTCAATGAAGAATATGAACTGTATTCATTCGATGACTGGGAAGGATATAGAACATCGGTTGTGGAAGCTGTTGATCGCAACGCTTTCGCGGACACTGATATGTCAGATGTCATCTTCCTGTATGATCATCGCGGCCGAGTCATGGCGAGGAACAGAAACAATACATTAACTATCCAGCCCGATAATGTCGGGCTTTTTATTCGCGCAAATCTCAGCGGATCGGATCTTGGCCCTGGACTTTACGCGGACATTCAGAAAGGTTACGTCGACCGGATGTCGATGCAGTTCACAGTGGCTGCGCATACGCTCACTGAAGAACGTGACGACGAAAACAAGACGAGAAAACTGATCAGACTCATCACACGGGTCGGCAAGCTGTATGACGTCTCAGCTGTTGGCATTCCCGCGAACGATGGTACTGATATTTCGGCCCGCAGCGCCGCGGACGGAGTGATCCAGGCGTTCGAAGCGGAGAGACTTCTGAGGCTGAACGAACTTAAGAGAGCGAAAGCTCTGAAGCTGAGCATTGACCTCAGCTTAGAAAGGGAAAAGAAATGAACTACGAGCAGATTATTGCAAGACTCCGCGAAATCAGATCAGCCCTGGATGGCGATCTGGCAAATGTTGATGTTGATGCGCTCCAGAAAGAAGCAGAAGGTCTTCTGAGACAGAAGCAGGAAATTGAAGAGCGTGCTATGGCTGCACGCAATCTTCGCCAGCGCATCGCAGACGGTTCCACAAACGGCGCTGTTGTCGATGTTTACACTGCACCGGAATCCACAAACGGCATTGAACTCCGCAACACACAGGCATACATGGAAGCGTATGCTCGTGGCATCCTGGCAGGTAACTTCAGTGAATGCCGCGCTCTGCTTTCCACAAATGCACCGGAAAACGGTCAGGTACCTGTTCCGCAGTATGTTGAGGACCGCATCCGCACAGCATGGGAACGCGAAACTCTCATGTCAAGAGTTACAAGAACATTCCTGCCCGGCAACTATGTTGTCGGCTTCGAAATCAGCGGTGATGAGGCTCAGATCCATCTGGAAGGCGCTGCCGCAATTTCTGAGGAAAATCTTGTACTCGGTGTTGTCACTCTCGTTCCGCAGAGCATCAAGAAGTGGGTTTCTGTTTCCGATGAAGTTTACAACCTCAGAGGACAGGCGCTCATCGATTATGTTTACGATGAACTGGCATACAGAATCGCAAGAAAGGCTGCACAGATTGCCATCACTGCTATTCTGTCGGCTCCGCAGACTTCTGATGCGACACATCCTGCTGTTGCTGCTCTGACCATGGGACTCCAGGCAGACACTGTCATCATGGCTGAGGCTGAACTCACAGCTGAAGCGACTGATGTTGTCGCCATCATGAACAGAAAGACAAGAGCAGCCCTGAAGTCCGTCAAGATCGCTTCCGGCGACAATGTCGGCGATGTCTTCGACGGTCTGGATGTTGTCTACACTGATCACCTGAATCCGTATGCATCTGCTGCTGTCGGTGAAGCATACATGATCGTTGGCGATCCTGGCGATGGTCTCTGCGCGAACTTCCCGAACGGCGACGAAATCAAATACATCTTTGATGAAATCACCGGCGCTCAGGCTGATCTGATCAAGATCACCGGCAAGCAGTACGGCTCCATCGGCGTAGTTGCGCCGCTGCGCTTCTGCAAGGTTCTGAAGCCGAATGCCTAAGGTAAAACTTAGGAACGCTACACACATTTTTGCACAGCCGGGCATTGTTACCGTTTCAGAAGCGGAAGCAGCCCGGCTTTGCTCCGTCGGTGTAGCGGACCTGGTGATTGAGGAACCGATTCAGGAAGATGAGGAGCCGGCCGAACCGGTGAAGAAGCCCAGAAAGAAAAAGACGGAATAAAAGAGGAGGAAGCTATGGCAGATATCGATGTTGAAGAAACAAGCGAACTGGATGAAGCGCTTGAGAAAGTTAAAGTGGCAATGCGCCGCGCCGGCGTAAATGTCGGACTGGACAACGAAATCAAGGATCTGATTGATACATGTCTTGCGGATCTTGGCATCGCTGGCGTTAACGGTCCGAACGCAATCATCACAAATCCGCTGATCCGCCTGGCTTACATTACCTTTTGCAAACTTCATGACGGTGATCCGGATGATCGTGAATGGCTGAAAAAGTCATACGATGAACAGAAGGCCCAGCTGTCGATGGCTACTGGCTTTACAGTCTGGCCGAATGAGGTGACCGATGGATAGATCGGACATTGCACATCTGATCGCTGAGCAGTGGATTCCTGATGAAAATGGAGTCCTCAGATCACTGAAGACAGAGTCAATGATTTATGTTCAGGTTACGTCCGTGTCGTCTTCCGAATGGTTTGAAGGCGGCCGAAACGGATTGAATCCTGAACTTCGTTTCATTACAAACAGATTTGACTATCACGGCGAGGAAATAATCCGCTATAACGGCAATTATTACCGTATTTATCGCACGTATATCAGCAAATCTGATTCGATTGAACTGTATTGCGAAAAGAGAAAAGGCGATGCCGAGAGTAACACCGAACAGCTTTAGTTCTGTGATTCAGCAATACTTGGATGAGTACGGCGACGAAGTTATCGAAGCGAACGAGACAGCAGTTCGGAAAGTCGCAAAAGACGTCACGAAGGAACTGAAGAAAGCCGGAGATTTCGGCGGATCTGGAAAGTATCGCAAAAGCCTCACCTTCGAGGTGAATAAATCAAATTTGAGCGTAGAGGCTAGAGTTGGAGCCGGCAGGAATGCCGGATTAACTCACCTGCTTGAATATGGCCATGCGAAACAGAACGGAGGCCGGACAAGGGCTTTTAATTTTGTCGCTCCGATCAATGACACTGTTGAACAGAAGTATATGAAAGAAATGGAGGAGCTTCTCAAATGAAATTTAAAGATGTAGCGGATGCGCTTGCACGGACCGGTTATCCGGTTGTTTATTTTTCATGGCCGGAATCGAAAGCTCCTCCGCTTCCGTATATCTGCTATTACTATCCGGATATGACTCCGGAAACGGCGGATAATACACATTATGCTCATGCATATCGGCTGAATGTCGAACTTTATACAAAGTATAAACAGTTTGATGCGGAGGCCGAAGTTGAACAGGCGCTGCTTGATGCAGGGCTTGTTTTTGAAAAAGAAGAAGATTATCTGAATGACGAGAACATGTATGAAGAGTTATACATGATGGAGGTTTACATAGATGGGTAGAGTCAGATACGGTTTTTCACAGCTCCGTTATGCAGGAGCTACAGAAGACGACACAACTGGCGCGATGACGTATGAAACGCCGACGCAGATTCCCGGTGCAAAGCGCATGACGGCAACAGCACGGGGCGATTCGTTTAACGAACCGGCTGATAATGTCGATTGGTATAGCGGAACCACAAACGGCGGATATGATATCGAAATTGAATTTGAAGATACAGCAGCAGCGGATACATTCCTTGCGTCTAGGCTTGGTCACACAAAGGATGCCAATGGTGTTCTTGAAAAAGCTATCGATGTCCCGCTGCCGTTCGCTCTTATGGGCCAGATGGAACTGGCTGGTGGCACTGAAACCGGCAAGAGGGTAGTGTTCTACCGCTGTGTCGCTTCAAGGCCGAATCTTGAAGCGAATACAACCGAGCCGGGAACAGCTCCGACAATTGCCACAAACGTGGTGTCGATTCGTGCGCTTCCGAGAATTTCAGACACAGCTGTCAGGCGCACATGCGTCAGTACAGACACTGGCTACAGCACATTCTTTGATTCAGTCGTAAATTGACATAAAAGGGAGATGAAGATATGAGAAAGACAATCAATGTAGGCGCTATTGAAGTACCTTTAAGAGTTTCCGGAGCTACTCCGGAGTTATACGAAGATTATTTCGGTCGTGATCTTATGGAAGACTTTTCAACTCTGATCGATTCGGTGAATAACGGCGAAAAGATTGAGGGCAGAACGCTTAAAATTACCAAAAGCATGATGTACATCATGGCAAAACAGGCGGATAAAAGAGTCTCAGATGAATACATTGACTGGCTTGATCAGTTCGAAGATTTCCCAGTTGAAGATTTTGCTGTCGATGTGGTGAGGCTTTTCGCTGAGTCACTGAAGACAAAGGTTGAAAGAAAAAACGTGTAAGGCCGTCGGTGCGTGAAGCATCTACGGCCTTACTCTTATTAAGATGCTATCAATTAGGCATTTCCTTCGAAGATCGCGATCGGATGAACCTGGGAATGCTCTACGACATATTTACTGAACACGAAAACGACAGTTATGACTACGATGAGCTTCCTACAGAAGAAGACATCGCAAATTTCTAAGGAGGCAGTATGGCGACAAACAGAATAAAGGGTCTGACCATTGAGATCGGCGCTACTACAGCCCCGCTAACTGATGCGCTTAAGGGTGTAGATAAAGCGCTCAAAAATACACAGTCACAGCTGAAAGACGTAGAAAAACTCCTGAAGCTGGACCCGAAAAACACTGATCTGTTGAAACAGAAGCAGGAACTTCTCGGAAAACAGGTCAAAGAAACAAAAGAACGCCTGGATCAGCTGAATGAAGCCCAGCGTCAGATGGATGCTTCGGGAGTCGATCGGAACTCAGAACAGTACAAAGCACTGCAACGTGAGATTGTTGAAACACAGAATAAGCTGAAACAGGCAGAGGATGCATCTAAGTCCTTCGGATCAGTGATGAGTCAGCAGCTGAAGACTGTTGGACAGGAACTGAAGGACACCGGCGATAAAATCAAAGGAGTCGGCGATTCTCTTACGAAGAACGTCACGGCTCCGATCATGGCCGTCGGCGGAGCCGCAATGGCTGGATGGGCACAGCTCGATGAAGGTCTGGACATTGTCACGAAGAAAACCGGAGCCACTGGAGAGGCTTTGGCGGGCTTCGAGGAGAATGTTAAGAACATCGCTAAGACCATTCCAACATCTTTCACAACTGCCGGCGAAGCAGTCGGCGAAGTAAATACGCGCTTTGGTGTGACTGGGCAGGAACTGGAAGATCTTTCCAGTCTTTTTATTAAGTTTGCAAACATCAATGATACCGATGTAACAGGATCAATCGATTCAGTGCAGAAAGTTCTTTCTGCGTATAACCTTGAAGCCAAGGACACAGAAAGCGTTCTGGACGCACTGTCGAAGGTTTCTCAGAACACTGGTATTTCGGTCGATACACTGGAATCAGGACTGCTGAGTAACTCTGCAGCGTTCCAGGAAATGGGCCTGAGCGTCAACCAGGCGGCTGATTTTATGGGACAGGTAGAAATGTCTGGTGCGGATGTTTCTGCTGTCATGGGCGGTCTTTCCAAGGCTCTGAAGAACTCTTCGAAAGATGGCAAGAGCATGAACCAGGCTCTGGCTGATCTGCAGAAGGAAATCAAAGGCTCCAAGGACGGAACCGACGGACTTACTGCGGCATATGATCTGTTTGGAAAGTCCGGCGACAAAATCTATGGAGCGATCAAAAACGGAACTCTTGACTTTGAAAACTTAGGTGCTGCGGCCTCTGAGTCAGGCGGGACTGTTGCTGATACCTTTGAAGGTTTGCAGGACCCTGTTGACCAGTTTCAGACGGTACTTAATCAGCTGATTGAACTTGGTTATGAGATCGGCAACGCTGTTATGCCTGTTATTCAGAGTGTTCTTGAAGAAATCGCTCCGGTGATCCAGTCTGTCACTGATGCCTGGAACTCTCTCAGTGAAGAACAACAGGGCTTTATTGTTAAAGCCGCACTGGTAGTTGCGGCGATTGGACCTGTTCTGTCAGCAATTGGCTCAGTTATATCCATCGTAGGAACGGCAATGTCGGTCCTTGGAACGCTTTCAGCTGTGGTGAGCGGCCCGGTCGTGCTTGCGATCGGCGCGGCTGTAGCTGCCGGTGTGCTCCTGTGGCAGAACTGGGACACAGTAAAAGAAAAAGCTGCCGAACTATGGAAAAGCATTTCGGAGAAGTTCGAGAGCATTAAAAACGCAATTAAAGAAAAGATCGATGCCGCAAAGGAAGCGGTCCGGTCAGCAATTGAAGCCATCAAGGGATTTTTTAAATTTGATTTCAAATGGCCGGAATTGAAGATGCCTCATTTCAAAGTGAGCGGCACACTCAATCCGCTGAACTGGCTTAAAGATGGACTGCCGAAGATCAGCGTTGACTGGTATGCAAAGGCAATGAACAATGCATATCTTCTGGATAAGCCGACGATCTTCGGAATGAACGGTAATACACTGATGGGCGGCGGCGAAGCTGGCAAAGAGGTGATTCTTGGCCTGAATAAGCTCAAGGAAGTTGCCGGCAGTCAGACAATAAATATGAATTTTGTTGTGAATGCTGCTCCTGGACAGAGTACTGAAGAAATTGCGCGGGCGGTTTCGAGACAGGTTCAGGATCAGATCATGCGCAAAAAGGCGGTATGGCAATGAGGAATAACTTAATTTTCGGCGGTATTGATTCAAGTGATTTCGGAGTGTGGATCAGCGGGTCGGATACATATTCAGCAGCTGAGCGAGACTCTGAACACTTCTCAGTCCCAGGCCGCAACGGCGACCTGATCGTAGATAATGGACGCTACAAAAACAAGCTGGTAACATATCCGGCTTTTTTTCCGAATAACTTCCCGGATAAAATGGAAAACTTCAAGTCTGCGATCTGCAGAAAGATTGGCTACCAGAGACTTGAAGATTCATATCATCCGGATGAATATCGCATGGCTGAGTTTGTTAATGGCATTAACCCTGACAATCTCACTGCCTTCAACCGCGCCGGAGATTTCACTCTTGCATTCAACTGTAAGCCGCAGCGCTTTCTGAAGAGCGGTGACGAGCCGATCCAGTTCATTCCGCCGGCGATGACAGCGACTGCTATGACATCCTCATACATTCCTGTGAATGGTGATCTTACATATACAGTCCATGCGCCGAGTGGGGTTGAGGTTGGCGTCCGAATTGAAACGTATACATCTAATGGCAGCATTTCGACTGTCAGCACAGAGTACTGTTACGCCGGCGACTCTCTTACAAAGACGTTCGCGGCTACAGATGCATATTTCAGAATCTTCATTATTGATGTAAATGATTTTGATTCTGTTGCACTTCTGGTCAACACCATAACTCTGATCGATGGGGAAGCGTTCCCGATCAATGCGATTTTTGCGCGGTCATGGAAGATCCAGAACCCGACAGGATATCAGACGGCGCCGCTGATCGAGAGCTTCCGCGATAATCTTCCATATATGGAGATCACGAATATCGTTAATGGTGAACCTGTAGATAATTACTCATTTCATACAAATCAGACTACAGCGACGCATTTCTGGATGGATTGCGATATGCAGTATCTTTATGATGATGAGCATAACAATCTGACAAATTACCTGTTCCTGACAAACGCAAAAACACTGGCGGGCAAGGGTCTTGTTTTCCCGCAGCTCGGAACTGATGAGATTAATCTGTACATGTATTACAGTGGAACAACAATCGATCAGGGTGTCGGCCTTATTCAGATTTATCCGAGGTGGTGGAAGATATGATTCCCCGCCTTTTTGAATCTGATGAAACGTCATTTGACACTTTCGGAATCTGTCCGCTGGTCGATTGTATCAGCTGCGTTGTTACTGAGGAAATAAACGGTCCTTTTACGCTTTCCCTTGAATACAAGCGCAGCGGAATGTGGGCTGAAGAGCTGCTGGTTGACCGCATTATTCTCGCTGATCCAAGAGATAATGCTGAGATGGCCGAGCCGTTCCGGATCAAAGAAGTCAGCTACGACATGCTTGGAAACATCGTTGTTGAGGCTGAACACATCAGCTATCAGCTGAATCACATCATTGTCGGAGCGAACACACAGGATCCAGGTACAAGATATCCGTCTAAGTTCTGGGAAGTTGAAAACAGATATCTGCTGAACGGATCAAATCCATTCACGTTTGAGACTGACATCTCAGATGACAATGGCACTGTTTACAAATATGGCTGCGAAGTTCCGACTCCTCTCAGAACACTGCTCGGCGGGATGAAAGGCTCCATGATCGATCTTTACGGCGGTGAATTGGAGTTCAACAGATACAAAGTAATCCTGCACTCAGCCAGAGGCGCAGACAATGGAGTCAAGATTGCATATACAAAGAATCTGACTGGTCTGAATTACTCTGCAGATCTTACGAATACAGTAACTGGTGTTATTGCGTACTGGAAGGGAACTGACGATTATATCGAAAGCTCTCTGCAGACGGTATCTTCCGATTATTCGTTTCCACGGATTGCTGTTGTTGATGCTTCTGCAGACTTTGAGGAGAAACCTTCGGCTGCCGATCTGAACAGCTGGGCATCGAACAAGCTTGCTTCTTATTCAAAGAATCCGGCAATTTCTGCAGATGTTGAATTTGTACCGCTTTGGCAGACAGAAGAATACAAGGACTTCTGGGCGCTTGAACATGTTGGACTGTGTGACACTGTTACAGTCACATATTCGCCGCTCAATCTTGAACTTAAATCGAAGGTGGTCAAAACGATCTACAACGTTCTTGCGGACCGCTATGAATCACTCACGATATCGACGATCAGGGCGACCCTGGCAGACACAATCTATTCATTAATGAAGGAGATCTCATGATTCAGAGAAATTTTAAATTGGCACTAACGGCCGGGCGCACGATCCCGCTCGTGATTCCTGCGAGTCAGTATGATTCTGGTGAGCAGTGGATTTTCACTTTAATTGACGAGACTGGAGCCAAATACACTCCGGCAACCGGAGCGATCATTGGCCTTAAATCGGATAAGACAGCCATCCTGAATGCCGGCACAGTAGACGCTGCCGGCAGGGTTGTCATCAATGAAACCGAACAGATGACAGCAGCCGTCGGAAAGAATGTGTATGAGATTCTGATCGATGACCAGACTCATGGATCAGCGAATTTCATCGTAATGGTTGAGCCTCGGCCTGGCGACAATGCGGATTTCTCTGATTCCGACCTGAGCCTTCTTCAACAGGCTATCGACGGCACTTCTGAAACAGCGATCAAAGCCGGTGTCCAGGAGTGGATGAACGAGAACCTGACAGATCCGACAGATCCGATCGTTGACGCGTCACTTTCATTATCTGGGGCAGCTGCAGACGCAAAGAAAACCGGAGACGAGATCTCAGACTTAAAGAGCGCTTTGGATGACGTTGCCGTAGGCGATGGATCAGTGACCACTTCCAAACTTGCAGATCATGCGGTAACGATGGCAAAGACGGATTTTTATTATCAAGAAAACCTTTCTGCGGAATACTCATGGCTTACATTTACAGGCGGTGAAGGAGCGATTGCTAAAGCCAGTATCACTGCCGAAAATTTGGAAACTGCTGTTTCTGAAATGCCCGACTTATTCTCAATGGTTTGCCAAGTAAACACACAGTATTGGAGCGCAAGTAATACTGCACGCTTTCAATCTCGTTCAAGTTCTTGGCAGTATACATATAGAGGAGTTACGCACGATCTTAATACAATCACTTATGACGGTAATACTTACGCAGTTCTCTCCTTTACCAAAGAGAATTTCGTAACTGCGTACAACAGTTATCTAAGTGACATTGATGGTGACCTTGTTGGAATGGGTTTCAGTATTTCAATGGGTAATGTTGCGGGTGCGTTTGTTGGCGCTCCGTTCGCAATTGCAGGAGAAGTTACTGCTGAACTGATTGAATCCAACTTTTCAACAACGGTCATTTCTGAAGATTTTGTCACAGCAGTTCAGAGGGCATTGGAAGAAGAAGGTGGAATGTCTTCAGATGAGGAAACAGCCAAAAACAGACTGACTGGGAAGGTGATGATAAATCTTGGTGACTCCTACACCAAGGGTATGCAATCATCGTTGGCTACCCTCGCAACAAAATACGGTATGGTAGCCGATAACAGAGGTGTTGTATCATCCTCCATTTGCGGTGATACAAGCGGTAATAAAGGCTTTAATCCAATGTGGAGCAGGGCAAATACCATTGTTTCTGATTATGCAAGCGGATATACAATTAACGGAACTTCCTATACAGCATCACAGGTAGCGATCATCACATTTATGGGCGGTGCAAATGATGGCTATGGGGTGGAAACATGGATTGGAACTGGTATTCATGAGACGAGCAAGGAAACGATTTACGGAGCATGTAATCATATCTTCAATGTGCTTGCGGAGAACTTTCCGAATGCGAAGTTGATTTGTATCACACAGCCTGCTCATTACAATCTGACTGTGGCATCTATTTCTGATGACGCTACCGCTCAGACTCTCGGCTTTGAGAATCTTGCGGAACTTCAGCAGTTTGATGATATTCAGCTTTCGGCATATTCCATGGCGCAAAAAGAAAATGCAGTGCGTAATACGGCAAATATGTACGGTTGGAACATTATCGACATGTTCAAAGATATGCCAACAATCTTCAACCCTTCAAACAGAGCGGCATATTGGAACAGTGATAAACTGCATTTGTCAACTGGTGGATATGCTTTGATCATAAACGCACTGGAAAAGAAAATCGTGGAACTTACAGTGGGGTAACTTATGGCAGATATTAGTACAGAAATTGAAGCGTTCCGTTCAGCGGAAAGAGGTGAACAGGTTCGCAGTTCCATGATTTCAGCGATTTACAAGCCGTTTAATGTGCAGACAGCAGAGATCAAATCTTATGATGTTTACAGAACGTCAACTATTGAATGAGGTGAAACATGGCAGACATTGAACCTATCACAAACGAAGAGCATCTTTTAGGTGCCATTGCGGGTGAGGGAGAAAGCGGGATCACACCAAAGACACGGCAGGAGCATTATCTTTCCGCAATTGCGGGAGAAACAGACCTCCCTGCAAAAATGCAGGAAGAAGGTCCCGTGACCCGTGAGGAAATTTACTATCAGAAAATCCTCGACAACGGTGGAGCAGGTGGTGGCGGTGAAGCTACAGGAACCAAGAACATCACCATCACAGAGAACGGAACTACAAGCCACAACGTCAAAGCCTACGCAACGGCTGAGGTGACGGTAAACGTGCCGAATCCAAGCGCAGGAACAAAGCAGATCACAGCAAACGGAACGCACGATGTGACGAACTATGCAAGCGCACAGGTCAATGTACCGAACAGCTATTCATCTTCAGATGAAGGCAAGGTGGTTTCGAACGGCGAACTGACCGCTCAGACAAGCAGACAGGTAACAGCAAACGGAATATACGACACTACGCTGAACAGTTCGGTGGAAGTCAACGTACCGCAGGGTATCACACCGACAGGAACACTTCCCATTCAGTCAGATGGCAATTATGATGTAACGAATTATGCAAGCGTAGAGGTAAATACACTTATGGAAAAAATTACAGTATCGGGTACAGCGGTCACTCAGACCATTGACCCGAACAAATTCTATGTGTTTGGCGAAGTCACATCTTTGGCTATCACGCTTGGCACAGAAGTAAGCGGATATGTCAATGAATATCATTTCAGATTCACCAGTGGAAGCACAGCTACAGTACTGACGCTCCCGCAGTCTGTCACAATGCCTTCCGATTTTGCAGTTGAAGCAAGCAAGACATACGAAATCAGTATTGTTGACGGCTTCGGGACGGTGACATCATGGTAAATCTGAGAAGACGGTCAATGCTTGAATTGCCGTCAAGTGGTGCAAGTAACGGACTCTCCTATATCAATTACACATCTGGTACAGCAGGTGATGCCTTTATAAACAATGATGGACATATCGAAACAGTATCCAAGCTAACTGGTGGATCATGGGCAACGGTAAGAGCCTATTTTATCAATCCAATTCCAATCAACACAGGCGATACAGTAAGACTTGTAACACAGCGAACTGGAACATTAAATAACGTATATTGTGATTATGGTTTGAGTGCGGAAGGAGTAAGCGCTACCGGACTACTTACGTCAAGTAAACCTTACAGCGGTAATTTGGATGTTACTTATACCGCACAAAAAGATGTAGATGCGCAGTGGTTTGTCATCACTTCAAGAACAGCGGCATTAAGTGGCGAATGTGAAATTGCTGTGCAAGTATATGTGAATGGGGTGGCTCAGTTAAAATGATGTACGCAAAATTAGAAAATGAAAAACTGACATACGCTCCAAAGCATCTGATTATCAATGATCAGAAAGTTTGGAACGCTTCAGAATCAGCCTACATTGCACAGGGTTGGTTCCCTGTCATCAGAACTGAAGTGCCCGAAACAGAAGAAGGCTATTATGCCGAATCTCATTATGAGCAGGAAGGAAATCAGATTGTTCAGAAGTGGGAAATCAAGGTTGCAGAGCCTACAGCAGAGGAACTCCTTGGCATCATCACAGGAGAATCAGAATGAACAGGGAACACGCAAGACAGCTTAGAAAGCTGATTGAACAGACAGCAGTCAATCTGACCGACAGCGAAGCGCTGACAGGAATCGAACTGTTCCCTGTATGGACAGCAGATGGTCATTACAAACAGGGTGACCGTAGACGCTTAGACGGTGTGCTTTACAAATGTATGCAGGAGCATGACAGTTTGAACGATCCGACAAGGAATCCGAAGGTGGCTGTCAGCTTATGGGTCGCTATTGATGACCCTGCAATTGAGTTTCCCGAATGGAAACAGCCGACAGGAGCACATGACGCATATCCGAAAGATGCAAAGGTAAGTCATCTTGGCAAGCACTGGATCAGCGACATTGAAGCGAACGTCTATGAGCCACCGACAATGTGGACTGAGGTCTAAACATACTTCTTCTCGTAATGTGTACACAAATATGCTATAATGTGTATATGAAAGAAAAACAGATACACA